ATTCAGGCCGCCGGTACCGGACGTTCCTCGGGTACCAGCTATGATCTTGGACCTGCCGGACAACTCAATCCATCATCGGCATCATTGCCCAGAGTGTTGGGATCTGATGATGAAGGCGTTGGTTCTCCGAACAGGAGAGCTGCACTTCCCCACGACGAGACTAGAAGTGCATCTGGAAGCAGAACCAGACGATCGTGGAATTCCCGGTCTTACGGGGATGCCTTTCGTGCGACGCTCGCTATTGCGGGTGACACGTCAGGAGGGCGAAAGCCTTATCCACTGGATGAAGTTGTGGATCGCTTCATTCATAAGTCTCATTATGCTGGCGCTCCTTACTTCTGCCGTAATGGAGAAGTTCTGGACAAGGGTCTTCGTGCTAGTCGGCGTATCTGGTTGGGAGAGAGTGGATTTCCTCCTTATACCTTTGGTCGTCGTGTTCAGCCTGGGACTTCTGGTCCAAAAACTCGGCTCGTATGGATGGCGCCGCTCGCTACGAGTATTGTGGGTGCGGCTTTCTCAAAGAGAGTCCATTCGAACTTGGAGAGAAGAAGGCCATTTGCCATCGGCCTCAGGGCGGTTGAGAAAGGATCGCTCATCTCGGAACTCCAATCACGGTTCAGGTACGTCTATTCGCTAGATTATTCGGCGTTTGACGCATCCGCGCCTGCGTTTCTACTGGATGATGTATTCCGTGTGCTTCGGACGCATCTTGATCTAGATGAGACCTCGCGTGAAGTGTGGGATAGGTACGTCAGCGACTTCATACATTCACGAATCATTACTCCCGATGGAACAGTGTTCCAAAAACACAAAGGAATTCCTTCAGGTTCGATGTTCACGACGATCGTGGGATCGGTAACAAACCTGTTTCTGATGAACTATGTGTGGATTCGTGCAACTGGATCGGCTCCTAAACAGGATAGGATGCTAATTCAGGGTGATGACGTAATCATTGCGTCAGACACACGCATTAGTCTCGGGGATCTAGCGAGGTATGCGGCTGAGCTAGGTTTCTCGGTGAGTGCTGAGAAGAGTAGTGTAGTTGACTCTTCACGTGAAGCCCCCGATCCGTTTACGAATCGGGTGCATTTCCTCGGTCATTATTGGCACTACGGATGGGCTCATCGTCCAGAGCAAGAAATTCTTCAGCGAATGGTGTTCACCGAACGCCATAAGCTACGCTCGGATAAAGAGTCGCTGCTCCGTTTTTATGCGTATCTTACAGACGCATGGGAAGCGTGGGAGCTCTTCACGCTAGTGTTTCCTGCCGAAGATTCTATCACGAGTCTAACTCGCGCTCTGGATGAACTCGGAGACCATGAAGTCGATGTCAACGCAGATGACCTACCAGGACAGCTGAGGCTTAA